GTAACTAAAATGTATTGATTCAGAGTTGTAACCTTTAACACCATTTGTTACTTGTTCGTATTTTGCTAATTCGTGAATAACACCATTTGCATCAATTAAACGATGATAACCTACAGTTTTCCATTTTAAAGTATTTTTCCAATAATTTATAATAGCTTCTTTTTTTGTATTTGGTTGCGAAGCAGTACAATGAATAACTATGTATTTAATCTCTCTCATCATTTTTTTTATTTACCAATTCAATAGTTTTCATTATTGTATAAATTATAGACACACACAATAAGAATATTTTTAGCGTAGATTCTACATTAGAAAAGCTAATTGCCATCGCAAGTGAGTTAAGTCCGTATAGTTTCAAATCGTTAATTGACATTTTTAGCTTTCATTAAACGTTCTACAATATTTGTAACTCCCTCGATCGTAATGTAAGAAGTTCCAATAATAACCCAATCAGTAGAAGTAATAACACCTGAGAATAAACCTGCAGATGCTACTACAAAAACTGTTAATTTACGACTTACCCACTTGTTAAGGAATAAATCTATTTTTTCTTTACTACTCATTGATTATTTTATCAAAAGGATATATCAAATCGCTAACAACTTCATAACCCGCAAAAGTATGTTTAGGATTCTTAACCTCAATAGCATTATTAAACACAATTTCGTTTTCACTCATTACATCGTAATGGTAACCATCAGCGTAAACAGGTGCAGTAATTTCTTTAAAGTTTGCATCATAAGTTCCATTCTCTAAAACTATTAAGCCTATCTCTACTATTGACTGTATACCTTGCCCGTAAGACAAGATAATTTCTTTGTCAAGGTTTTCTACTTCTACATAAACTTTCTTTGCTAATAAATCAGCTATTGCAGTTTCTTTGTCTGTGTATTTTAATTTTGCTATATTCATTAGATAGTTGTTAAAGTTGCTAACTCAGTATTAGTTAATCTTGTTTTCCAAAGTACTAAAGCATTTATATACCTTTGTTCAACAGGTATAGTTGAACCTACATAAGATATATTTATATTATTAAGCGTTGGAATTGAAGCAGTTGAATCAGTTCCAACCAAAACACCATCAACATAAAAGGCAATATCATTTAATTTATAAGCAATAGCAACTTTGTGTTTTCCTGTTGTCAATCCTGTTAATATTATTTTTGACTCTAAACTATAAGCATTAAATATATTTGATGATATTTCATTATTATATATTGATATAAAAATAGAGTTTCCATAATCTCCATTGTTTATAGAATTAACTACATAATCAACATTATTATTTTTAGATTCGTGATAAAATTCTCCATAAAAAGTCCCCTCTGTTTGACCAATTAAACTACTTATACCTGTTTTAGAAATAACATCAGCGTTACGAGTTACTGCACTTGCTACTGTAGGAATGTATGAAGTAGCGTAACTTCCAATTTCAATTTGAAATCCCCAAAAATAAGCGTTTAATGAACTTGTACCATTGTAATTTGAGCCATTAGAATTTGGATTAACTGATACAGAAGAATAAATAAAATTTGTTGCTGCTTGTTTAGTCATAGTTAAACGATACCAACCATTACCATAATTTGTAGCAATAAAATTAGTTGCTGAGCCAAAAGTATGTGAACTTGCCCAAGTTGTTGTATTGACTACAAATCCGTGAAAAGCATTATCGTAAAACCCAAACTGAACATAAGGGGAATTTCCTTTTTTAACAAAAATACTCATAGTAACTAAATTACCTGAAACTGAGGTAGCTTGTTCAGTATAATTTATGTCATTAGTAAAAGTAGTGTCTGTTAATAAATCAGCAGTATTAGTTCCATCGGGTGAAGTTGTAGCGTTTGCAGTTATTGTTGCTCTTGTTTTAGACCAATAAATATTATTATCAAACTGCTCACTATACAATGCTAAATTAGTTCTTTGTGGCTCTACCAATATACTCGGACAACTTCCATTAGTGTAATCAATACGAGGTACGTTTAGTCTATCAGTTGTAGGAAAGTATTCTGTTGCTGTTGAGCCTTGTTCTACTTGCGCTCCCCAAATATAAACACCACTAACACTATTTGTTCCTGTTGTTGTTAATGACAAATAAAGGCCTGAAGTATTAGGTGACTTACTTGTAAAAACACAACGATACCACCCATTACCTACATTTGTTATTGAGCCACTTGAATTTGACCAAGTTGCACCCGTAGTTACATTAACTGTAAGCGTTGATAAATTAAAATTTGCAAATGTTCCTGAAGTTGCAAAATCACTACAAACCATTTGAAAAACATTAGTATTGTAAATTTTTGCATAACACGAAAAAGTAAAAAATAATTCTTCCGAAGCTTTTGGCATATTTGCTGAATAAATTTCTTGGGCAGAACCCGAAATTAATAAATCAGCAGTAGTGGTTCCATTTGGAGCAACAATAGCGTTATTTGTAATTGTTGCACTATTGTATTTAGTCCAAGTTGTATCAAAAGTTTCTGATTGTTGTATTAAATTTCTCGGAACTAACTCTACTAACCCCGCACTATTAACTCTCGTAGCAGTCGTTGCTCTCGTTACTACCAAATCACCACTACCATCAGTAGGTTTTATCGAATAAAGTTTGTCTTCCTTATACGCGTTCGGCGTCACGCAAAGTGAAGCACTATCAAATAAACTCATATATTTTCTATTATATTAATTAAACATTGTTTCGCCTCAAACGTACCGCTATCAGCAGCAACCCTTGCTATGAAATCTATTACTGCATCAATTTCGTTTCCTAATATTTCAGTTTCACCCGACCAACTTACAGAGTAAACACTACCCCAACTAATATCATTAGTGATAGCACCTTGCCCCCAATAAATATCATTGTTATTTACACCTTGCCCCCAATCTATATTATTTGCCATTTTCTATTTTTGTTAAAAATAATTCTAACTTCTTTTTGTTTTCTTCTTTAGGCTTGGTATAACTACCTACCTTTTTTCTTTTCTTTTTATAACACCCAAGATCCATAGAAATTGTCGGTATCAGGAAACATATCCCCGTTAGAGTTACTATTATATTCAGGAAAAGTTGCATTGTTAAAACACATATAATCTATAAAACGTTGCGTATAGTGTTGTGCAATATCACGTTCTTTTTCTACCAAGTAATCAATTTCGTTTTTCTCTACACTTGTAGAATTTTCAGCAGTATGTTTAAATACTCCTTTATTAGCTATTGTATAAGCTGCAAAAGGTAAATATTGAACCATAGCAAAATGAATTAACATCGGTTTAATATACTCGGTTAAAAGATTCTTATATTTAAGGTTTGCGTTTAAGTTAATATCACCGCTTATAATCAAGGTTTGAAACTTGTTATATAAATCAGTTCCTAAATAGTTTTGAATAGTTATATCCTGTGCTATTTTTATATATTGGATAAAATCATCAACGTCTAAATTTCCATTTAGTATAGTGAATCTTTTTACATCTTCAGTTGAAATTAATAATGCGTAAGCCATTTTCTAATTGTTTTTAGGTAAAAATCCTTTGTTAGGCATATCTATTGGTCGTTTGGAAACTAATTCCTCATTTTTAACTGTATAGCCATATTCTGCAGCTTTTGCACCTGCTATTATTCTTGCTTTAGGTGAATTAACATCAATGTTTACACCTTCAAAACTTGCGTAAACTTGTTTATTCCATCTATGGTGACAAGCACCACCGCCTTTGTATAACCATATTGAATAAGTGTCAGCGCCACGTGGTCCCCAACCTTTATTAACCGCTTGTTCCGACATTCTAATAATATCTTCTTTACGATAAATTTTATCAGCTTCTTTCATTTTTTTACAAAACAATCTACTATCAGCAGAAATTTCACCCGCATAAACGTAACGAGTTATAAATCTAATTCCGTCAATGTTTTCGTCTTGCTCACTTTTAGCGTTTGGTCTTGCAGAACCGGTACTTACAAAATTATAAACTTTAGATAGTAAACTTTGTTTTGGTTCTTTGTTTAATAATTCGTTTTCAGCATCGTCGGTATTATAGTCAACTTCGCTTTCGTCAATTAATAACCAATTTTCGTTAGGTGTTTCTCCCAAGTCTATTAAATCATTTGCAACTTCGTCGTCTAAAGTATTGTCGCTTGAACAACATACCTTACTCATTTTAACGCCTGTTTCTTCTTCTTTTGTTTCTGCGTTTAATGTATTTACATCTATAAAATCAAGTGGTTGTATTGTCTTAAAATATAGGTTTAAAGCGATCCCGTTTACTGATAGTATTTCGTCTAACGCTTCAATAATTTCTAATTGATAAGGTCTAATAACAATATTGTCAAATAAACGTGTAGCAGTTTCTATCTCATCAGCATTGTTACCTAAACCACCGCCTGTATCTCTAATTCCTAAAAGCATTGGACTCGTAACACGATGCCCAACGATTAATTTTTCAAAACATTCTGTAGATAAATATTGATAATGTGCCGGTGCTTCGTTTAATGGAATATCGTCAACTGTAGTTTTGTTTTCAGCACTTGCGTTAAAAGAAACAATAACCTTATCGCCTTTGCTTCCTGTTAATTTACGTTTAACTTCGTTTGCTACTTCTTGACGTTTTTCTTCAGGTGGTATGTTATTGTTAAAGTTAATTACTTTTGTACCACTAAAACCATTCATTACATCGTTGATCAAGTAATCTGAAATTTCTTGCTCTAAAGTTGCGTATGGTAAAGCACCCGAATAATCTATCGGAGTATAATAATGATAACCTGAAACGTATGGTTTAATAACGTATAATTCAACTTCTTTTCCGTTACCAAATTTAAAAGCAGGTATGCGTTTTAATACGTCACCTTTTCTGTAATTTGACCAATCGTGATGATAAAACCACGCTTCAATTTCACCTTTATCGTTACATTTTTCTGCTCTTAACGTGTGCATTGGAAAATGCTCAACTGATTTAACTTTACCATTCAAGTAAATAACCTGCATTGCAGCCATTCCAAGCAATTTACGCTCTAAAGCTACTTTACGCAAACAATCCTTTTTTAAGATAGACATCATTTGTGCATACTCGTTTGGCTTACGATTTGAATCAGTAGCGTCGATTCCTTTTCCATAAATCATATTAGCAACACCTGTTATAATAGCGTGATTTGTATTTGAATACAAAAATCTATCAATAAGGTATTGAAAATAGTTGTTATCTACGCCGTATTCAACGAACTCTTTGTTTTTAGATTCAGTTATAGTTGGAGAATTATAAGCGCTTAAACTTAAAATGTGTACGTTATCCATAAATTATAAATTCATTATCTGAAGTTCTTTGCGTGTAAACGTTTTTGTTTATACTAAATTCTTCAATTATTTGGTTTGTGCAAAATATTTTGTCTCTATAAACTACATCAGTACCATTTAAAATAGTCAAATTGTAGAATTTGTTTTCTATTATCGGAAATACCAAATTAGTAACTGCGTAATATTTATCAATCGAAAATACGCACCCGATAGTTTCTTCTGTATTTGCTTCTTCATCTCTTAAAACAATAGCATCAGCTTCTAAACCATCAATAGTGGCGTAAAGATTTTGTGACGTTCCTTGTTCTTTTAAAATTATCATTCTTTTTATTTAAAAATAAATAATGTGTTGAATTGTTAAAACAAAAAAAGGGTAACTAAAAAGCTACCCTTAATTAAATTTAAAGTTGATTATTAAGAACCAACAACTACAGTGAATCCTGCAGCAGTAAGTGTGTCACCAATAAAGTTAGCAGGTACTTGTTCTTGTCCTGTTAGCGTTAATGTGTAACCACTTAAATCACCCATAGCACCACCTGTTACGATAGTACCACCTGTAACATCCATTCCGTGGTCTAAACCTGCATAGAAGAAATTTCCGTTGTTATCTTCTACGATAACTTGTGGACGCCCGTAAGCCATTAATTTCAATTCTTTGTGGTCTTTAACTGTTAACTTTTTGAAAGTCAACTCTAATACTTGCTCGAAAAATGTTGTACCATTCTCACGTGAGCTATTTACGTTTTGTGTAAATGTAGAAGCACCTTTTAAATCGTATTTGTAAGCAGTTGGAGTTCCTGTTACTGCATCGATTACATCGGTATTTGTAGCATCGTAAGTATAACCTGTTGCGTCTCCGTAATTAACGAAATAAACCGCTTTTAAGCCACCTACTGAATCTTTACATACTTCTAATCTTCCACTTGATAAATCACAAGCCATATGTATATATTTTTATTAGTTAATTAAAAAAAAGGGTGGCGTTTATTTCACCACCCCTTTGAAGATTATTTGCTTAAAATTAAGCAGGAGTGTAAAGAACGATATCAGAACCGATTCCGTATTGAACACCTGCAGTAAATCTCATTACTACTCTTACATTCTGAGATCCGTCGATGTCAGCCATATCAATCACTTTCACTTCGTTATGGTCAGATAATAAACCTGTTCCGAAATATAAGTTAGATTTTTCAGCAGCCATCATATAGTTGTTAGCTAATCCGTTTGCAACAAATATTTTAACTCCGTCAAAAGTTAAACTTCCGTTGTTAAACCATTGTGTACCCATTGCGTTAGTACCATTAGCACCTAAACCTGAAGCAGCAAAACCACCTAAAGCACGAACGTAAGCACGAGCAACGTTTTGAGATACATAGATATATAAATCTTCTTTTCCGTATAAAGCAGCAGGAATAGCATCAACTACTTTTCCTAATTCAGCAATAACGTTAGCAGCAGTTACAGCAGTACCAACTACGTCGATAACAGTTGCATCAGCAGTAGCTAAAGTAACGAATCCGTCAAATTGTCCTGCAGTAGCAGTAGCACCTCTCCAAATTGATA